CCGCTGTTATTACTGACGCACCTACTGTTTCACGTTTTAATTTAGTATCAATGCCTGATAGACATGTGTTTTTGTTTGGTACAGAAACAACTATAGGTAACTCAACAACACAGGATGATTTATTTTTACGTTTCTCTTCGCAAGAAGATTTTAATACATGGATACCAACAGCAACAAACACTGCAGGTTCTTTTAGAATACAAGACGGATCAAGAATTGTAACAGCAGTTAGATCTCGTAATGCTGTATTAGTTTGGACAGACACATCTCTTAATGCTTTGCAATTTGTTGGCGCACCTTTTACATTTAATTTAACGCAAATAGGAGCAAACTGTGGAGCTGTATCTTTACACTCAGCAGTAGATGTAAATGGCACAGCCTTTTGGATGTCACAGAATTCTTTTTATAAGTTTGATGGTGCTATTGCAAAAATGCCTTGTAGCGTACAAGATTATGTTTTTGAAGATTTTAGTATTACAAACCAACCAGAAACATATGCAGCAGTTAACTCAGAGTTTAATGAAGTAACATGGTTTTATACATCTAATAATGCAACACAAATTGATAGATTTGTAACATATAATTACTTAGAAGACTGTTGGTCAACAGGAAGCTTGGCTAGAACAACATGGCAAGACTATGGCGTTTATCAAAAACCATATGCTACAGAATATTCTGAAACAGGAATTGCAACAAATAATGTAATTAATGGTCTAACAGCAGGAGCTACTACTTTGTATCAACAAGAAACAGGTGATGATAATGTAACATTACCTATTAATGCTTTTATTGAGTCAGGTGATTTTGATATTGCTGATGGTCAACCTTTCTTACATATAGGAAGAGGTATACCTAACTTTAAAGATTTAACAGGTTCTGTAGATTTAACTTTAAAATTTAAAACATATCCTAGTTCTACTACCCCTACTACAGTAACAAGAACAGTAGTTCCTACTACTGAAAAGTTTGATTTAAGAGGTAGAGGAAGACAAGCTAATATTCGTATTGACAGTGACGCTGTTGGTGATAAATGGCGATATGGAACATTACGATTAGACGTACAACCAGATGGAGGTAGATAATGGCTAAGATTACAACGACAAGATTTCCTCAAGCAACTCCTGAATATCAACCAAGTATAATTGATATATTAACAAGATTGCTTGAACAAATAGTTCAACAATTAAATTTTGGTTTTCAACAAGATTTAAAAGATGAATCTACAGCAAGGACGTGGTTTCTTGGTTGATTTATTTATAAGTAGATCAGGTAGTGCAACAGGAACTATTTACACAGTTCCAACGGCAGATCAAAATTCTCAACCTCCTATTTCTCCAACAACTGCTTTGGTTAAAAGTATTCGATTGTCTAATCAATCAGGTGGTGCCATTACAACAACAGTAACAATGTTAGATAGTAGTAATAGTGGTTTAGAAATAGAGTTGTTTAAAGAAAGTTTAGCCGATGGAAAAGAAGAAGAAGTGTTAACACAACCTATTGTATTAGAACAAGCTGATGCAATTAAATTAACAGGTGCAGTAAAAATATTAGTAAGTTTAATGGAGATAACCTAATGGCATTTAAAAAAGTACAAGAATCAAAAGAAATTGGTAAAGAAATTGTTGAAGGTCAAGAAGTGGCTATTTTACAACCTGAAGTTCACCGAGAAGTAAAGAATAAAAAAACAGGTGTTGATTATGAATCTGAGGAAGCAGCTAAAGCTGACGTAGACAATCCAGAAACAGATACAACAGCTGATGATATTGAAACTAATATACAAGTAAAGGTAACAAAATTACCTGATGTATTTGGAAAAACTGAAGACAATTAAGCCCCGCAGTTTTCACAAAAATCATCACAGATACATTTTTCTTTTACGCATCCGCAAACAGGACAATTAGGATCCATTTGCCGCTGCTCTTTGTTTTGCTATATTTTCTTGAACAAAAACTCTTTCATCTTCTGTTAAAGGTCTACCCATACTAGGAGGTTTAGATTGACACGAACAACCGTCTGTATGTCTTTTGTGATCTCTTTCTACTGCTAATAAACGTTCATGATAGCGACTCACCTTATCTGCGAGGACAGCTATAGCTTTCAATACTTCTTGATTTTCCATAATATCTCCTGTGATTTAATTTTTGGGTGAGATCTAATTTAAACACGTCTGTCATTATTTTCAAGTAATCTTTTTATAATTGTTTTCTTGACAACTAATTTGAAATAGTGTCCCAACCACTTGGATGCGGTATACAATGTTCTGTTTTTATACCTGGTTTCATTGTTAGTAGTATGTCACCACTAATACTTATTCTAGCTTCTTCTTGTGTATTTACTTCTGTGTAGTGTAATAACCCACTAGGAAATACTATTAAGTTATTTGTTCTTACAGGAATAATGTAACTAGAAAAATTAAATTGATTCCAATCAACAATGTATTGATCGGTTGGTGGAATATATAAACCTGTTTGCGCAGCTAGTTCTTTTTCAAACCGTATGTTACCCATGTCATTATTACGTACGTAATAAACAAAACTAAAGTGACTAGCGGTGTGTTTGTGACTAGCAATATGCTGATCTTTAACGGTGTAAGTAGCCCATGCTTTTGTTATATGAACATCAAATTTATCAGGATTATACCCTTTTGCCGTCATAAATTCTAAAATACATCTTTTTAATTTTATAAACAAAGCAGAATATTTCTTGTCTTTATGTAAATTATCCTTGGCTTCTTCTAAATCAGTAAACATGGTGTTACCTTTAACATCCGTGGTTGCTGCTGTTCTTCCAGGTTTTTCTTTTACAAAAGACTCTATGTGTTTAGCTACTGTTTGATTATCATTCTCTACATTAGTGCAGTAAATAGTTTCACCAAATAAACTATTGATTGTTGCTTCTTTCTCCATAACTTACCTCTAAATATTCTATTTTACTTACCCAACCTTTAG